AAGGGTTTTCGGTGGAAGGTGAGTTTTTGCACCAACCGCATGACATGAAGTTTGGTAAGAATGTGGAATTGACTGCGTTACTTGATGAAATTATTTCTCTATTGTAACTTTTTTTTGTCACTTTTTCCCCTATCGTAATACTATTGATAAAGTCAAATTTATGGACATAAAAGCAGAATTGTTAAAGATCAAATCTTACTTGATGTCTTCCGATGTGACAACTGAACCTACCGAAGAAGTTGGAGAAACACCCGTTGTTGAGCACAACTTTGCAGAATACGAAACTGCTTCCGGTGTAAAGGTTAAGATTGACGGTGAGATTGCCGTTGGTGTTCCAGTTGTTGCAGTTGCTGAAGATGGTACCGAAGCTCCCGCCCCTGATGGTGAGCACGAAATCGTTGGTGTTGCTAAGATCGTTGTTAAAGACGGGTTGATTGCTGAAATCATGCCATTGGAAGAAGAGCCAAAGGTTGAGGTTGAAGTTGAGTTGGCTGAAGAGATGCCAATCGTTGACATCACAGCTGAATTGCAAGATCGCATCGTGGCCTTGGAAGGAAAGTTAGATGAATTGATGAAGAAGTTTGAAGGCATGACCAAAGCAACTGAAGCAATGACCGCAGTTGTTGAAGAGATTTCTACCCTTCCAACCGCCGAGGTTTCTAAACCCGCATCGTTCACTTACTTGTACCCAAAGAGCAAGCAAAACGAAAATATCAATAAATTTTTACAAGCCTTAAAATAAAAAAAAGATGAGTTTTACACTTACTGGATTAACCTCGTACGTTAATCAAAACACACTTCCATTGATGACCAAAGCCGTATTTGGTGCGAAGTCAATTGCAATGGCAAACAAAATGGTTGGACTTAAAGGTACTTCCGCTATCAACAGAATGGAAACAACCGCTCCTTTCCTTTACGGAGTTAGCTGTTCGTTCACTTCCAATTCTGGAGTTACTACTTTCAGCCAGCGTAACATTGACGTTAAGCACTTGAAAGTTCACGAATCATTGTGTCCTCAAGCATTGGAACAAACTTGGTTGCAACACCACTTGACCCCAGGTTCAATGTACAATTCTATTCCTTTTGAAGAAGCTTACGCTAACTTGAAGGTGAACATGATTGCACAAAACTTGGAGCAAATTTCTTGGGTTGGTGATGGTGCAAACATCGATGGTTGGAAAGACGTAATCGATGGAGCCGGTGCTTCTGTTATCGATGCGAACACTAACGCCTTTACTGGCAACGGTGCTACACCAATCTCTAAAGCAAATTTCATCGCTAACGCTGCCGGTACTACTTCACGCCGTACTGTATTGCAAGCTATCGAAAGAGCAATCCCAACCGACATCTTGGGAACTGACGATGTGGTTGTTTTCTGTGGATGGGACGTATTCCGTTTGTTCCGTCAAGACATCGTTGCTTCTAACTACTTCAACCTTTCTTACTACGAAGGTATGCAGTCAGGTGAAATGATTATCCCAGGATCAAACATCAAATTGGTTGCTGTCCCAGGATTGAACGATGGAATCGGTGGTAACACTTCTTATTCTATCTACGCTATGCGCACTTCCAACTTGGTATTCGGTACCGACTTGTTGAATGAGCAAGAGAAATTCGAAATCTTCTACGCTAAAGAAGCTATGGATGTTCGTTTCATTTGTGAGTTCAAAGCTGGTTTCCAAGTTGCGTTCCCTGACCAGATCGTTAAGTTCGTAATGGCTTAATCAACTGATTGAACTATTAACCAAGGGGTGGGTGAAATCGCCCACCCTTTTTTTTTGAATCAATAAAGAAATAAAAATATGAGTTGCGCATTAACCGCAGGATACACTTTAGGGTGTAAAGACAGTGTGGGTGGTATCAAACACGTTCACATTGCAAATGATTCTTCTATCACTTACGATCCCGTTGTAGCTGGTGCAGTTGCTACCGTTACCGGTACATTCTTCAAGTATGAATTGCCAATCAACACAGCACAATTTACCGAAACAGTTACATCGTCTGAACAAACTGGAACTACATTCTACACCACAGAATTGACAATCCAATTGCCAAAGCTTACAGCTACTCTTCGCAATGAATTGAAGTTGATGGCCCAGGCTAAGTTGGCAGTTGTTGCTACCGACCGCAACAATGTTCAATGGATTCTTGGTTACGAAAACGGAGTTAATCTAACCACTGGCACCGGTGCAACTGGTACCGCAATGGGAGATTTGAACGGATTGACTTTGACATTCTCCACCAATGAAACGAGCCCAATCGTTACATTGGCTGAAATTTTGCCTTAATTCCTTTCCATATTAGTTTTAGGGGGTCGGAAACGATCCCCTTTTTTGTTGTTACTTTTTTGAATTTTGTAATACTATGGTTATGCAGTTACTTAATTCAAACGAGGTTAACCGGTTATTCTTTACAGCGACCGAGTTTTATAGCCAAGGGGATACGCTGTATTTGAATATTCATCACATCGCAACCAACAATGATTTCTTTTATTCGTTCTCGAAAACGAGTGATCTATCTTTCCAAACAGATCGTTACAACGCATTCGATGTTTCTCTCGGAATTATCCCGGGAGGCCAATGTTCTTACACGCTATACGAGGGCGAAAGTGGTGCGACCAGTCCGGAAGATGCTGAAGTTTTGAGTGTTTTGGAGTGTGGATTGTACCAGGTAATCGAATCAGAAACAACCGATGACGTGTTTTCTTCAAACACCATCGAATATATTGAGCCAAATTTATGAGTGCACGCAGAATAAAGGGTAGTTATGGGGTCGCAAAGACCGATGTAATGGCCAAAAAGAAACAGAATTTTGAGTCCAAATTGCCCGAGTACAAGGTAATGAATGGCAAACCATACGTGTTTTATGGCGAACGCAACAACTATCCATCGTATTTGTTGGAGATGTACCAAAGGTCCGCAAAGCACAACGCCATTGTTAACGGGAAAGTGAACTACATTACCGGCAAAGGATGGACGTACGACCCTAAAGATTTAGCTTCCGACCTGGTTACGGAATTGAATCGGTTATTGGAAGACCCAAATCCATACGATGACTTGAACGATATTCTGTACAAGGTTACACTTGATTTCGAAATCTTCAATGGCTTTGCGTTGGAAATCATTTGGAACTTACAAGGTAAGATTTCACAAATTGCACACGTGAACTTTGGGAATATCAGAGTGAATGAAAAGCAAGACAAGTTCTATTTTTCCCAGGAGTGGAAAGAGTTTGGAGAACCCGAAGGATTGGTTGAGTACATGGCATTCAACCCCGAGAATAAGTTAGGCAAACAGCTATTTTACTATTCATCCTATGCTCCGTCTGTAAAGTACTACCCGGTGCCTGAATACCTTGGAGCGTTGGCGTACATTGAAACCGATGCCAGGATTGCAAACTACCACGTGAACAACCTACGCAATGGCTTCCTTGGTGGTTATTTATTCAGCTTCAACAACGGTGTTCCAAGTGATGAAGAACAGCGTGACATCAAGCGTCAATTACTTACCCAAATGAAGGGTGACGATGGCGAAAGGATTGTTGTTGCATTCAATGACACGAAAGAAAACGGGTTGGAGATTACAGCACTCGAAGCGAACAACCTCGACAAACAATTTGAGATTTTAAACAACACCATCCAAACCGAAATCTTTGTGGCGCACCGTGTTACATCACCGATGCTATTCGGTATTCGTACTTCCGGGCAATTGGGTGGACGTTCTGAATTGATTGAATCCTACGAACTATTCAAGTCGGTGTACGTTGAGGACCGTGTTCGTAAGATTGAAAAGATATTCAACTACATTTTGGATTTCAATGGCGTTGGTGTGTTGGAGATTTTACCGACCGATCCAATCAAAGACCAATTGAGTGAAACAACATTGACCACCATTGCAAGCCGTGCCGAACTACGTGAAATGGCGGGATTAAAAGACGACACCGTGGACGTTCCAAAGACTACCGATAGCATTCAAGCTTTGTCGCCATTGGTGGCCAACAAGGTGCTTGAAAAGATGTCTGACAATGAAGTACGTTCGTTGGTTGGATTGACACCGGCACCGGAAAGTCCAGTACCACCACAAGAAACTTCAACAAGCTTCCACGGATTCAAGCGTAACGACAAAGTTGAGTTGGATTTATTCCAACAATTTGGGCAAAGCAAAGAGAACTTTGTTGAATTGAAAGCTCGAACCATGCGTTACGGATTCGAACTAATGGAGCAAGAATTTGCAAGCGAGTACGAAGAGTTAGATAGCAATATCTTGAAAGAAATTAAGAAGGACCCAACCATTACAGCCGAAGATATTTCTAAGCGGTTGAGCGAATCCGTTGAAAAGATTAGCGAGCGAATCAGTGCGTTGATTGAAAAGGGAGCCATCAATATCCGTGGTGCACTGAAGGAATTGGGAGATAACGCCAAGGACTTTATTAAACCCGAAAGACCACAAAGCGAGCCATTGGTTCAAGTGATGTACCGGTACGATGTGTTGCCCGAGTTTGGTCCACAAAAGTTGATTGATGGAAGCCGTGAGTTCTGTATCAAAATGATTGAGTTGGGTAGATATTACACCCGTCAAGACATTAACCAAATTTCACAGATCATGGGGTATTCAGTTTGGGAACGCCGAGGTGGATGGATGACATTGCCCGATACCAACACACATATTCCTTCTTGCAGACATTCTTGGTTCCAAGTATTAGTTAAGCCAAAGCCATGAGCCAAAAAGCATTATTTATCACAGAAAAGCAATTGAAGGATGCCTCGTTGATTAACGAGAATGTTTCAATGTTCAAGTTACGTCCTACGGTTATCATGTGCCAGGAGATGCACATTCAACCGATTATCGGAAGTGACCTATACAAGGAGTTGCAAACGCAAATCATTGCCAATACTTTGACCAATGAGAACGAAACGCTACTTGCTGACTATATCCAACCATGCCTTCAAATGTGGGTAATGATGGAAGCACCCATGGCATTAGGGTTCCAATTCCGGAATAAGAACGTGGAACGTGGCACCGATCAGAATAGCACTCAAGCAAGCGTGCAAGAGTTACAGCGATTGATGGACAACTACCGGAATAAAGCTGAATGGTATTCCGAGCGTGTGACACGTTTCCTTTTGGCCAACACTACGGACTATCCTTTATTTTCTAGTCCGACTTCCAACATTGACACAATCATTCCAACACGTAGGAACTACACAAGCGGAATGGTATTGACTAGACCAGGTTGCTGTGGTAGCTTTGAAGAAAAGTATCAGGCCAACTATAATAGAACTTGTTGTGATTAAGTATGTCAACACACAAAAAGAACTTAGAAAAGTTACGGATTTACCTCGAAAAGCAAAAGCATGAAAAGTTGGAACAGCATAAAAAGAGTATTAAAGGAGTTCAGCGAGGTTCACCCGCTCGTTAATTCCTTTGGTACCGGTGACATATTGAATCCGGATAGTGCCGATATTACTAACTTTTTAACGCCGAATGTTGACCGAGTATATTATCCGTTGGTTTTTGCCCTTATGGACCGTGCAAGCTTCGTGTCCAATGGTATTACAATCAGTTCTTCTTTGGTCTTCATGGATAAGATTGAAGAGTTGCAGAAGGTTGCGGATATGCCAATGGGTGGAGATGCCACGGACTTCCAACAAAAGCAAATTGATGAAGTGATTAGCGACATGATTCAGCTATCAAGCGACTACATGGTTAAGTTTCAACGCACCTACGGGCAAGATTTTGCCGTTGATGTGAACGCCGGCATTGAGCCTTTCGTTGATAGGTTTGGCGATCGTGTTGCGGGCGTACGTGTGACGATGAATTTCACCATGCCATTTGCAATGTCGTTGTGCGATCTACCTTCCGAGTTGAATCCCGATACTTGCTATTACGGGACTTCTGCAACCAGTTCTGTTGTGGACTACCTTGATGGGAATATAATCTACGTAAGGGCGGGAAAACCCTTCACAATAGCCTTCGATGCGAACGCTGTGACCAATGACTTCATTTGGTTTGCTGTTCCCGACAATTACACGTTCACCGTATGGCAAAGAAGTAACATTGACGTTGGAAACTTCAGCGATTTATTCGAGTTGTACGACACGCAAGATGGATACGATATTTGGATTTCACAGTGGCCGACTGACGTGGTTACACCAATGACAATAAGATGATAAATATAACCGACAATTTTAGGGTAAATAAACCCGCTCCGATCGATGACCGATTGGGACCATTTCTCTCAACTGCGTTGGCATTAAGTTCGATTGAATTAGACCGCCGATATATTGGGTTAACCGTGATCGTTGACGATGGTACCGGTGCCGTTGATTATTGGTTCAAAGATGGTGTTACCAATGGTGACCTTGAAGCCAAATCTACCGGTGGCGGTGGTGGTGGTGTTCCTTACACGGGAGCAACGCAAGACCTTAACCTTGGAACTTACGCACTAATTGCGGACCAGGTGAATTTGAATGTCACACCGACCGGAACATTACCCGTTGGTGGAACGCAATGGAATGATGCGATTGGAAGTTCAGAAACACTTTTGAAAGGTGGTTCAGTATATTTAAAGAATGGCGTTGATTTGGTTGCACGGGTGGTGAATAAGGTAAACCCAAACACCACACTAACCAAAGCATCCTATCAGGTGGTTAAGGTAGCGGGTGCGCAAGGGCAAAGATTGGCGGTTGAGTTAGCGAGAGCAAACAACGACCTAAATTCAGCCGATACGCTCGGGATGGTAATAGAAACCATTGCACCCAACCAAGAAGGATTTATTCTAACCGTTGGACAAATTGAGAACATCAACACCACGGGAAGCTTGCAAGGGGAAACGTGGGCGGATGGGGACGTTTTATACCTAAGTCCAACAACTGCGGGACGGATTACGAACGTGAAGCCAAACGGATTGACGGGTCACATCGTGGTAATCGGTTACGTTGAATACGCTCACGCCAATAACGGGAAGATTTACGTTAAGATTATGAACGGTTGGGAGTTAGCGGAACTTCACGACGTGTATATTAACCCCGCTACGCTAGCGAATAGGGATGCGTTGATGTACAATAGCACATCACAACTTTGGGAGAACAGACCTATTGCCATTGCAGATTTACCGACTACTGTCCCTTATGGTTACACTGCTCCCATTGCATCAATTGTTTCGGGTGGTGTTATTACCGAAACACAATTGACTACGGTAACAATCCCTGCGGGTGCGTTTAAAAGTGGCGATAGCATATTACTTACACTTTGGGGAACAAGAACGACAGGTGCATCAACTGGGGTTAATAGTACAATTCTTTTGAGGGTTACAAATACAGCGGGTCCTCAAATTTTGAGTAACATTACTGGTAACCGCCATCAAAACTTTACCATTACTGGAAAGGTTTTGTCCGACACTTCAATTATTTGGTGGCAAAACTCACCAACGACAGCAGCTGCAACTACTACCGTTCCAAGTTTAACCAATAACGGATTTGTAATTTCAATTGGTTTGATTCGTGTGGCTACTACTGATGAATTTACTTTGTACAACACAATCGTTAGAAAATACTCCTAAGATGAAATACTACTATTCCGATCAACCACAAAGTCCATTCTTTGAAGTTGATAGTAAAGAAGATTTATTAGATTACCCCGAAAAAATGTGGTGGGAAAGTGAAGATGGGATTGTTTTAATAAACATCAATGATTAAGCATGAAGCAGTTACTCCATGATTTAGGTATTAACCTCGGCCTATCCTTTGCAGGGTTTGCCGGTTCGCTCGTTATGATCGGGAAGAAAGAATTTTCGTGGAAGAAAGCAATTATCAGTATTCCTTCCGGTGTGTTTTCTGCAAACTACCTCACGCCTATTGTTGTTGATGGGTTGGGAATGAATAACGGGAATGCAGAATACGGAATCGCATTCATTATGGGTTACCTGGGATTGAAGGGAACCGAAATTGTATCGAATAAATTTATCAAGAATGAAAAACCTTAAACTTTTCCAAATGAAAAAAGCAAATGAAATGTCCGTTGTTGATCGCCTTAATGCGCCCACTCCACCCTTCTTCAAGAAGCTTCGCACAATTGGTATCATGGTTGGTGTTGTTGGCGGTGCCATAGCAGCTGCGCCAGTTGCTTTACCCGTTGCAATTGTTTCCTTATCAGGATATTTGATTACAGCCGGAAGCATTTTGACCGCTGTTTCTTCCATCACCGTTGACGATAGTCAAGATAAAAACTAACTTTTGATTATTGATTGTCAACTTATGCCCTTACATTTGAGGAGATAGTCATAAGTATCTTTTTTTGGTTGTGCCCCCCGCTCTTGGTGTTTTCAGGCGGGGGTTTTTTATGCTCCTTAAAAAATATTTTCACTTTTATTTTGCGTTTTTATTTTTCTCTATTACTTTTGTCATACCAAATTTAATACTTATGAAAAATTTTAGCTCAAAGGTGCTTCCGAGCAACCTCAAAAAGATGGCCGAATATCCTGGGGATAACGGTTGGGAAATCCTTGTAGGTCATTCAACCTACGACAAACAATGCGATCCGGTAACACACTACGCATGGATGGAAATCGAAAAGATTTTTGGTTACCTTCGATTTATTGAGGACCAAGAAATTGGCATCACTGATTTCTTCAATACCGAAATGCAATTTGTTTCCAATTTTAGAAACCACCAAGGTTCCATGGTAACGGATGGATGCTTCACGTGTCACGATGACATTCTTTGCATTTCCTTCCGGTTGAGCCGTGGCTCTTTTGAAACGTACAATGTAATTTTTAACTATATCAAATGAACCAATTGATGAATTTAAAACGGGGTCGTAAGTGTGCGACCTCGTTAGTGTCCAAGGAATTGGCAAAGACCTGGGAAGACCAACGTGTTACACGTCAAATCCCGGTGAATTTTTTACCCGTTTCACCACCGACATATCGGAAGGTTATTCTTACCGGTGTTTGCGATCGTACGGTGTTTATTAAGCTTTCAAATTTCTTCCAAACACTATGAAACTAACCGAGAACTTAACGCTCTTAGAAGCGACCAAAAGCAACACAGCAACCCGATTGGGGATTGATAACACACCACCTCCGGCAATCGTTGAGCGAATGATTGAAACAGCTGAAAAGATATTCCAACCTTTGAGGGATGCACTCGGACCGATTCGTGTTTCTTCCTTCTACCGATCACCCGACCTTAACCGAGCCATTGGCGGGAGTAAGACTTCACAACATTGCAAAGGTGAGGCGATTGATATGCAAGGGATTTT